CGCCAGAAATCTGACGCACCAAAGCAGAAAACGTTACTTTACGCGTCCAAACAAAATTAAACACGCAGCAACAGTGTGCGGCAAACGGCCGCAAGATTGCAACGAGTGTCATTTTTAAGACATCGTAACCGCATAAGCGGCCGTTCTCTGCTCTTTTCTGAGCAGTTTGTGCTATAAATAGCTTATACCAGCCTATAGCTGGCGGTGCTGAAAACAACACCGGTATGAGCCTGTGCGTTACCCATGCTTGGCCTTCTTTTCCAAGTCAGGGGATACAACAAGCTCGCAGTTCTTTTAAGGTTGTACGAACCTTGGTGACTAAAAATTAAAGTCACCGGGCGAGTCAGGCCCAAAGGTAACCGTCGAGCTGAAAAGCACGACGGGTGGTGGTCCAAGCCAACCCACACATCGAGCATCATCAGCGGCAGCACGACCATAGAAAAACGGTATAGCTGCAGTTGTGCCATTCCTAACCAAAATTTGATTATAGTTAGAAATATATTTGTCACCACCACCCGCAAAAGTGGTGGTGCCAATATCGGCCCCAAACGCTGCTGAGCTCGAAGCAAGCGGAACGCGCGCTACGCGCGCATACAATGGCACACGCAAATGCAAAGAGTTATCAGTGGTAAGAACTCTTTGTTTACCAGACACGCTTCGACTTCTGGGATCTGCGGCACCAGCACCAGCATTACCGTCACGTTCATTAGCAGACGCTGAAATATAAACGCCATTGGTAACAGGACAATAAACATGGTGTTCAGTTGAACCAACCACAAAAGCATAACACGCGGCAATATTACCACTACGAGAAAACGCGAAAGTTTTGCTAGTAACGGGGGCCATGGGCACAGCCATAGTCCACAAACTACGTGTCCAATAGGGCCATGCCTCCCACAAAGAAGTGGTGCCGGCATCAAAGCTGTCAACTACATAAGTAGGTATCATCATAAGAGTCTTCAAACTAAGTATAGTTTCACCAGTGGTATACTCATCAACATTGTCAGGCAAATCTGACACACCACCAAGCCCAGACTGCTGAAATACAACACCTGTGCCGGTGCTCGAAGCGGGAGTGAACATGCAAGGTGCCGGACAACCAAGCCGAAAATCAGGCTCAGCTTGCACTTCGACAATGTAGTCGACAGTACCAGATGTCTCACCAGAGCTCACCAATGGGTCAAGCACAGTCATAGTTATACCGCCAATAGACGCAGTAACAGGCGTGTATGGCGTAGGAGAAACATAAGGAACGTGAAACTCAAAAGTGTCAGCGTCGCGCAAATCAAAAACCTCACAATAAGAAAATGGCTGTGGTAAACCACCATTTTCTATGGTCGGTATTGTGTTGCTCAACACCGAATTGGAAGGATTATCGGTCAAACCCGGAACAAAAGCTACTATAACGCGACCACCGTGAAACTTGGTTTTACTAAAAGTAAACGTAAACTTCAAGCCCCCCCTCCAATACCTAAACATGCTACCAATGTAACATAAAGTCGAAGGGTAAATGGCATTGGTAGTCAAACCAGCTGTGCTGGGCAATGTTATATTACCGCCTGGTCGCGCTGAATTGCTACGAAACCAAAAATTGGTGGGACAAACAGCACTGCCATACAAAGTAGTGCCCACGGAATCCGTTGTAGAAAAATCACCGGCAAATATTTGGCAAGGCTTCTCCAGCACATACGCCAAAGCCATCTCGTCAACATCGGTACCACCAGCCATGGCATCGGTGCGCACCTCATTGCGCTGCATAGGTGCCAAGACGTAACTATTAGACGGTATGTCCACATTGGCATCAGCGCAATAATTATTGCGGTAAACCCGCGTAGGTTGATCTTCAACCTGCGGACGAGAATAACCGAACGCGCGCGCCACCCGAGCAGCTGCTTCGGCGGCTATAGCAGTAGGACCAGCAACACCCGTAAGGGCAGGAACAAACGCAGCGATAGTCGCCACCTTGGAAGCCTGCGACAAACGGTCAGAAAGCTTCATGGATTTCTTCTCAGCCTCCTTAGGATTATTACCCCCAACTAAAGACTCCTTACGTCCAGCGCCGGATTGCACTACAACTGTAGTCGCCACCTGCGGTGCTGACCCTATCAGCTCTAACTCATGTATAGAAACGAAGAGCTTAAACGTAGGGGCGTTAGCTCCGGCAACGGCACGATAAGGCAATAAAGCATTGGCTGAATATTGGCCAAGACTGTTCGTCGATGAAGAGCCATCATAATAGAGCGGCAAATAATCTTTGGCATAAAGAAAAGGAACATCAAACACGGTCATGGTGGTGTCCGTAATATTGTGGCGAACATGAGGCAAATTAGTAACCATAGCCGAATTGCCTAAGCGCTTATATATTACCGACCCTGCTGCAATGGTGCTGTCGGTGCCGTACTGAAAAGACTGGCACAGCAACGCTTGCTGAAAAGGCGTCGCAGCAACAGTGAGCGTAAACCGCAGAGTAAACCGGACACCATGCACACCGGCCAACCTGGTCAAAGACCCAGGAAACCAAGTATTAAACAATACCGTAGGCGTGACCTCGGAATTCACAAAAGAAATCCTCGTGGTGGGTAAAGCGCCTGTGACAATAAGCCGCGGGCGTGCGAAATAATCGCGCAAACTTTGATAATCCTCGGTCGGCATAACAAAAGAAGTCTTCATATTAACGCCAACCTCAACCGAGGTGCATGCCTCGTTGGAAATGTTAGCCACACCAATTTGTTCAGGGACAGGGTTGACGGATACACCGTCAACCTCATTACAAGTCTTCTCATTATCTCTTAATTCTGTAGCGAACCTATATACTGCGGGTGCCAAGTTCAAAACACTCCGCAGAAACCCAATTCTCTGATTCCATCTGAGTAGTAAGCTAAAAAGCAGGAGCAAGGCTTCCTGACAAAGCAGCGGGTCATGGGTTTATTCATTTCCCCCGCAATCTTCCGTATATACGCCTAAAACCAGGCATCCAATCGCTGACGCATCATGGAGCGATATCCTTCCCTTGTCATGTAACGCGGGACTCGCCCCATGTGGCCCAAAACTTCGAAAGCAATACCACTGTACTGCTCCCAAACTTGGATGCCATGGAGTGAAAGCTCGCCAAGCATTTCCTCCAGATTGTGAGCCATATCAGCGTTGGGATCCCGCTTGTTCTTGTAATAGTAACAAGAATACAAATGGCTCGTAATGTCGATAGGGGCTATCCAACCCCCAGAACCCGCGACGTCGCGTACAAAACTGCGCTTCAAGAAAGTACATGAGCCCAAATCAGTGTAGGGCACCAGCTCTCCCGTCTTGCTGCCAGCAGTGTACGTCAGCCCAAACAACTCGTCCATGTCGCGAGCAACGGTAACCTGATTGAAGACTTCGGCTACCTTGTCACTGACATTGGTGATGTTGTCGTCACCAAACGTGTTGATGAACGCATGCTCCCACATGCTCTCATTGTCACCTGTGGCTTTGGCATAACAGCCAGTCAAGGTGATCAGTGAATACATTGAGTTGACGGGTGTGGTCAAAGGGTGACCACTGGGCATAGACTTGGACCACTGGTAAACAATATCCTGGACAACACCGTCCCCTCCCAAATGTCGAGAATGGACAAGCTCCAGCCAAAGTATACCCCTGACCCGTTCATCTTCCTCGGTACCGCCATACCAATGGTTAATGAAATCCAAAATGGCATAATGGACGTAAGGCTGCTCGCTCTTATCGAACGCTTTGAAATCGCCGTCAAAAACCTTCTCCCCCTTCGAAGAAAGCCTGGAAGCCAACAAATACCACTCATTGTATGGGTTAATTCCCGGGGCCACTCCGGAAACCACACAGTGACGGAACATGCTGGCCATCCATGCACCGAAGTACATCCGAGTGGCAATAACAAGATCAAGTGGCGCCCCGCTTATCACGCGGGTCTCACCTTGCTCGACCTTGCGCAAAGGTCGCGTCTCGTCCTTAAGGAAATCCGTAAAAATGTGGCACAAACGAACCCCTTCCTTAGCATTGGCAATCACCTCATCGACACGCGCAAGCAATTTCACACACTGGGGAGACTCAAACTCAAACGGACCGTCGTTACCAAAATACTCGCGCTTACCGTTTCGCACTTCATGCACAAACGGGTACCCAGGTGACTTGCCACGCGCAATAGGTTTCAACTTCATGCCCTCGATGCCCTCAACAGCCTCGCGCTTGGTAAGAATACCGCGATAATCGCCAATACTAGCCAAGCGAAAAGGCTTGGTAGCCATGGAGACTATTGCGTCCATGTTTGGTAAAGGTCGGTAATCGAGCGGCGTTGCATAGCCGCTCAAGCCGACGGACATAGGGGAAACGCGCTCGCCGTCCCTCATAAAGGGACGTAACCTTGCCGGAGCCAAAGAATTAAGCCCAAAAGGCTGTTCCTCGCCAATGGGCGACAGAATTAGCTTAGTGGAGGGATTCAAACCCACTGGCTTTTCAGCACGCCCTATAAGCGTGAAACTACCAGTGATGAAAGAATTCGTCAACAAGCCCGATTGTTCCTCAGGATCAACGTCGACAATGGGAAACCCACGCTTCTTGGCGTCTTCGCGGAAATTGTCCGTCACTGTCTCAAGCTCTGCCACCGCGGCAAGAGCTTGCTCCTGCGTGACAACGTTACTGTAGCCGACTCGGGAAAACCAGCCTGGAGCCCCAGCAACGTGCATGCCCAAATAGCAAGCCCCACCGTAATAGCGGTTCTCGCTAATACACAATGGTGCACCACACATACCTTCCTCAGTAGGCATTTGGTATTCCAGAACGTTAGAATTCTCGTACGCCTGGGACGCCAAATTTGGCAAAAAGTTGAAAGTGTTGGCCAGCATGGTGTTGCGTGAAATCAACGCTCCCTTCGACTTTTCCTGCCACTTGAGATCAAGCTCCGCAATATCCAGTCGAATAGCTGGCTTAGCCTGGATGACCTTATTAAGGTCCTCGGCCTTGAGGAAGTGCTGCGTTATTTTGCTCGCCGCGGAAATAAAACCGTTGGGGAATCGCATAAACAGCAAATCAGAATCCTCGACCTCGACAATCTTGCAGGCCAAAAACTCGCCAACCTTAAACTTGACAATCTGGTTGTGCGTGGCATGGACAAAAGACATCAAAGACGTCTCTTTCACACCGCCGTCAGCCAACCTCTCTTCAAGTTGGCGCCTGAAATGCTTCGGCATCATGGCGACATGCAACTGCACAAACTGGATCTGCCCGACGACAAAATCCTGTTCCTCAGCGTGGACAACCAGTTTAAAGGTGTTAGCAAAAATATTATTGTGCACACGATTGCGCTGGATATCAGACTGAGTCTTGATGGACTTGGGCTTGAACAACGCTTTTCGGGACGGGCCCGCACTCTCTTTGACATTGCTCTGAGGCGTGCCGCGAGGGGTCCCAGCAAACTTCGATTTTACGGCCTTGAAAATATACCTCACAGCCGCAAAAACCCCAACTGCAAGTCCAACCACCATAGTAGCAGCTAACGTACAGAAAGCAAACTTAATAACCCCGCCAGCGGTCAACCCGGTAAAGAATTTGCGAACATTCTCCGCCCAAGAGTAAATACGCTTGTACACCTCCTGCGCCAACCGCTTCATAATCACATAACGAAACGAGTACGAAGGCCTGTTGGGTCTTCGATACTGTGTATCGTTAATGTGAGCATGGAACGAGCTGGCGCGTGGTGTGTCAGCGCCAACTGACATACGCGGAATGCCGTCCATGACAAAATCCCTGACGGACTCCGTGAGCCGCACGGGCCGAATCTCATCAAGATCCACATCGAGTTCTCCCGAAGCTATACGCAAAGCACGCTCAATGGCACTCTTGTCCACTGTTGACGTGCTTTCCTCAACACAATCCTCATAGAAATCACCTTGAAGACTCGTGGCCTCAGAGAGTCCGCCTTGTTCCTTGACCCCCCTGCCGGCGTCCATGGCATCTCCAATGTTGCGCATGAACCTGTTCAAGTTATCCACACTCTGTAAATGAGCTTCGCGTGAGGAAACGATGCGCTCCACAACCTCGTCAATCAAACTGCGCACGGTCCTCTCAGGACCGCCCGCCTCGGGGTTGGAAAAATCATGTCTAACCAACTTCCATGCCTCCCACGGGTATGCGTCCATCGAAGCACTCAAGCTCGAGCGCTCGCCACGCTTGTCATAAGCATCAAGGTTGGCTGAAAACTCGGCCTCCAGCTTTTTGTAATCCAATTGCTTCTCTTCGCCCCAATACTGGGGGTTGACCTCAATGCGATATGGAAACTTGATGCGCCTGACAACAGCAGCAGGTTCAGTAACAACCATATCGGCCATGTTGTAAATGTTGGCACAATTAGTGGTCCCTATCACAAGCGGCGTATCAAAATAGAATTTGCCCTTGCTCTCAAGATCGGCAAAATTAAGGGCATAAGCCCAATTGCCGATCATGCGGATCACATTCATATATTCACTGTCGGTCTCGCCCTTGACGGGCTTAACCTGAAAGCAATCATCCATAACCAAGCACTTCTGGTTGACATAGCCATTCCAGTACTCGGTGTTGCCCTTCTGCCACAAATTACGAAGCGCCTCATCGGGCTCACACAACCCTGACTTAACCAAAATGGTGCAAGCCATCTTGGTAGCCAAGGTAGTCTTTCCAACGCCGGAACCTCCATACATACAAATGAAAGTAGGCTCCGGTCGGAAATTGCGCGAGGCCGTTATAGCACCCTGATAAGGCTGCAATAACAGACTAAGGCGCGTCAAACCTCTCTCTATGCGAAGCAGAGTTTGAGGGTCGCGCACAGTCATCTTCAACCCGAGGGCCTCCTGCTGCACCGAAACTGCAGCCAGCAAATCGGCCAACTGCACCTTGTCTGACTCAGTGCGAACCAACGATTCAAAAACAGTGACTTTGTCGCAAAATCGATCGACCAACCTTTCCGAAGTGCCAATCCAATTGACTTCCTTCTCAGAGAAAAATGAAAGTATGGCGTTAACAGCCCTCTCAGCGTACTTCAAAGCATCCTTGAAAAAACACTCAAATCCCTCCTTGGCACGCACGTAAGACGACATGCGCTTCATGATTTCACCAGCCACACCGCTTGCACTCCGCGTAGGAATACAAACGGCGCATGCGGCGGATATAATCAAAGCGCCAATGGAACAGGCGCCTTCACCGGATTGCTCTTGAAAAGCAAACCACTTACCGAGCAAATTCCAAATTTCATCGCCAAATAACTTGGCCAAGAAAAGGCTCGCCATCACAGGCAATAACGGAATATCACTAAAATGGCCCACAATGTAATGAGCCAATATAGCGGTGGGCACAATCCAAAAAGCACCCAAAATAGACTTGGCCGTATTGGCAAAACCTTCAATAGTCGTGTTGACCCTGTCAACAAGCAAATGGGCGGTGCTGACCACCGAAACACTGGTCGAAGCCAAAGCTTCATCCACTCTATCGACAGCACCAGATACCTCCTTGCGCATTCTGTTTACGCTGTACATAGCAGCGGCAGCAGCTGCACCAACGGCCGAAACGGCAATCGTAGAAGCAAAACCCTGCTCTCTGATGCCACCGTATTCGCTAGACTCACCCTCGTTCAGCATACGCTTAACTCTGCGGGCGTCTTCAATCTCACGTTCTCTCAACTTCTTAGGAATCTCCTTCCGGAGGGCAGTGTACCGTTGCTTTGCAACGTACTGCTGATGATGGTCCCGCTCGATGCGGGCTTGAGCAGCTGACTTCACAACCAAACCGTTAGCGTACATCTTGGCGTTAGCGTTAATAGACGACATATTGGTTAAGTTGTGTTGTATGATAGTTGTTGTTTTGTATAGTGGTTATGACATCAGAGCCACCATGATGCTCGGGGCGTTCCCCCCCAAGTGGGTTTGAGGCAAAAGCCGCATGGTATGAAGTTGCATGTAATCGAAGTCGTGCAAAGCCAAATAGGCTTCTAGACAAGGGGTGATAAAAACGCCCCATCAGACCATAAGAAGAAACAAGCAGTGGTTGGCCTTCAAAAGGCGCCATTCCCAAGCTTCAAAATCAAATCGTAAACAACGTTCCAAAGAACGGCTTGGCAGCCTATTCACAAGCCTAAAACCCCGTTGGAGCGAACCTTCGGGTAAATCACGTTAAATTCATAACGTGGTCCGTACTTGCTATCCTCAGTCAATCATAGCTCATTGACCTGAAAAGTGGTTAGTCTTGCCTCCGCAAACGGCACCCCGTGTACTAACGGCGATGACATGGAGACTAAACTAAAGGAAAAGGACACAATGCTGAAAATAAATCGAAACTACTCTAAATTAGTACTGCGAACAGAAACGGATATCAATTGTGTCACTTAGTAGGTACCACTCATCGACTTTTAAAAACCCTCTACGATAACGTCAAAGCGCTCGACAGGCGGCGTCGGGAAACCGTTCGCGAATTAGTCACGAATCCAGAGCACATAGCCATATACACGGGCCAATGTGGAGCGTGGCAAAATAGATGCAGT